ACACCAGTATTCAGCGCAATGGTTCCGCGCTGAATCGATTCGATCAAACTCGACGCCCCCCACAGGGACACCATCCCGCCCATGCCTTGCGGCCCGAGAAGATTCCGTTGGCGTCTCATTAGGCCACCGCCTTAGTTACGTCAGCAACTGGAAACATGTGATGTAGCGTCATGAAATTCTGTTGCAGTATCCATTTATTAAAATTACGTTGGCCGTGGCCGCAAACGCCTTGACCACCAACGAATTGGTCAGCACCAAGCCCGGCACCACCATCAGGTAACCGCTCTCGGCAGGGATGGTGACTTCAATAAGACCATCGGGCGCGGTCGCTTCACCCCACTCGACGGTCAGCTTCCGAGCCGTGGTGTCGGAGTTGACAGCCCACAGCCATATCTCATCCAGTGCCGTCGCTGATGCAGTATGGATCGTGGTGCCAGCCGTGGCAGTCGCCACTACCTTGATCTGCTTGCCGTTAGTCGAACCACTGAGAACAACTTTGGTAAAGGTGGTAGCCATAATGTGTGACTCTAACTGAACACTTGCGTGGCGAGGATATTGTTTTGGTCATCGACCGCCGTGCCGCCAGCGGCCCAGATGGGCGCAGTGCCAGAGCCTTGCGTCGTCAGCACTAAGCCAGATGTGCCAGCCGCCAGCCGCGCCAGTTGCGTGGCCGATGACGCATAGAACACATCATTCGCCGCTTGCGAGGCAATCGCAATCGCGCCAGCATTAATCGCGATTTCGTTATCTACAATGTCGGCATTCCAAATTGCTGCCGTCACCAGATCGTTTGTCGTGCGTGTGGTCGGTGCGGTATACGCCATATTAACCCTTTACAACCCTAGTATAGTTGTTACGCCCAGTTCTGATGAACCCGAAACGCCAAGCAACCAATACGCGGATACCAAAAGAAAGGTTTCAACAGAGTATTCGAAGGCATCACCAAGTCCTGATGTGTTTAGCAAATCAAATACGGTGTTGGGGTCGATCACCGTGATTCGGTCCGCCGCTACGTCATTGACATTGACAGGCAATGCATCAGGAGTAAGCGTTTCAATCGACACGGTTTCGACCATGCCCCCGCTTGGCGTGTTTACTAGCGAAAACGGAAGCCGGTAAAGTGACCCGTTGGGCAGTTTAGCGAAAAAAATTTCACGGTCGAGTATCGGGCTGCGAGGCATAACTAGCTCCTAATTCGCCATCTTCATGAAAGCGATTGGACTGTACGGGGTTAAACCGATATCCACACAGTGTTTGACAAATTCCTTGGTGTTCATCGGGTAATGTTCAGGGTGTATCTGATCGTCTAAGATGCCGTTGTTAGAAAACAACAGTCCTCCTGGTTCAAGTCGATCTACCAACTCTTGCAAGGTGCGCTTCCAGTCCGCAATGTGTTCTAGGCAATCCATCGCAACAATGGCTCCAAATCGAGCACTGCCGAGAGCCGGGACGTCGCCGGTCGAGGAGTTGAAGACAATGGGCAAGCCGTGCTTTTTCGCTCTCCACTGGAGAAACTCAAAAGTCCCAGTGCCCCCGATATCGCAAGCGGTCACGCGATGGCCGCGTTGTGACAAGGAAAAAGCCGGGATGCCGATACCGCAACCGAAGTCCAAAATGTTAGCCTTGATCGAATCTCCAATAGCTCCTAAAATGTATTGGGTCATTTGCTTCTTGTGTTCGTTCAAGGTATTGTACCAAATCTGTCGAGCAACGCGTTCTTTAGGGAACGTGCGATACCACTCGGCGTCCGACATACCACTGGACTTGCGCCCGTTCATGAATGCTTGGGCGTACGTGGTCATTTCTTCAACGTCACGGTACCCGGTCCATTCACACGCGTCGGAAATTAACAGGTTGTACACGTCGTTGTAAACCAAATGCCGCTTAGTCTCTCCGGGGATGGAAGACTCTAATGAGTACTGGTTTTTGTTGCGTGACGTGATAACCACCCGTTCGTCGCGAACGTGCCCCAACTCAATGCTAGAGTCAAGCCACACCGTGAACCCGCAGCTGGCAGCAGATCGGCACAGCTGCACGTCAGTACCATACTCGTGTTCTGCGGAAAAATAAGGCATTGGAATGCGGTCAAACACGCTCATGCGAACGAGCAAGCACCCACCACCGGCTACATCAACTTCCTGTAGTCCCCCAACAACCTCGTCGTCGCGCAGGAACCGGTAACCGCGTTCTCCCGCCTTCATCATAGCAACCGGCATACAGCCCCCGGTCCTCTGATAGTACAGAGCGCCCACAATGTCCTTGTCGTGAGCAATCAACTTGTCGATGAACCCGTAATCGTCCGTGGGGCCAAGAGTGGCAAATGGGTTAACGATCATGTCGTCATCGAGCATCAGTAGCCAATCGACGTTTAACTTCTGTGCTTCTTCAACAATCGCATTACGAGCGCGGAACTGTTCGGACTTGGTGCGGATGCCAATGAAAAAGTCGTAGTCTTGGTGGCGGCGTCCACAATGGAACGCAAACCGCATCCAGTCTTCCAGGACCTCGGGAGCAACCGTCCCGTAGCAAGGGACGCCAATGAAAATGCTAGGACGCTTCACCACCGCGCCCCAAACTCTGCCAAAAACTTGTCCCGATGCGGAAAGTCCAGAATTCCGGCCCGGATTTTGAGCCATTCCCACAAGCTTAGGCCGCGCACTTCTACAACCTTCCGATTGCCGCACTTGGGGCAGCTGCCGCCTGTGACGAGAGAAGTATGCGTGACCAAATTTTTGCAATCGTTACAACGCAAAATCTTGTCACAGCCCTCTCCGAGCGATTCATAATAATTCCTAGTAGGCTTCTCTTCAGTAGACGTCATGTGCGCAACTCCATGAAATTGGTGGGGGACCTAAGCCCCCCACCGGGTAAAACTACATAGCTTTGACAAACGCGGCACGAGCAGCGGTCGTAAATCCAGCGGTTGCCCCGATCGCAAAGCCCATCGGGAAGACTATCACAGCAGTCGACGCCGTTGACATCGATTCGAGGCAAAACACCGAGCCTGCAACGTTGATCGCGAGAGGACGGCCAGCAGCGACTGCCGGAGTGCCGCCCGTAACAGTGCGAACTCGCACCGACGAGTGGTATCCGTACACCTGCAAGAGGCCGTAGGCACCAGCAGCGATGCTGGCATCTGCGACAACACCAGCAGCAGCCGTACCTGCGTTGGTAGCCCGGGCCGAAGGACGCGTCACGCTAACGCCGTCAGCGTCCGTGGCGAAATCCCAAATGACACCCTGACCGACCGTGATAGCAGCCGACGAGAACGAGTTGTAGACGACGACGAACACTTTCTCGGGGTTGTTGCGATTGATGCGCTGGAAAAGCATGATCTGACTCCTTATTCACTGACACGCAACTTGCTGCGTCGTTTTTTATTGGACGACCCCTGTCAAACCTAAGTCATTTCCGGTTGCGCGCGGAGTGACTCAAACTTAACCCCTCGGGGTCGCCCAATTTTTTAGGACTAACCTATCTTACGAAGAGATCGTGGTATCGATGCCGCCCATGACGCCGTGCTTACGACGGTTAGACGTACCAATGCCGCCGAGCCACAGGATGTGCGAAACCTTCGCGTCCTGGTTCTCGGGTTTCTGGAATGGAGTCGGCGCGAAATTGGTATCGCGGTCAACCTGAATGTTCATGAACTTCATGTTGAACATATACCACGTGCCGGAACTGGTCGACTGGGTTTCTGAACCAGCCTGTACGTCAGGCACTCGTTCGTCGTGAGTTACCGGCTTGCCGTAGAAGGCGATGTTGTCGAACGGAATGTCCGCCTTTTGGTACGAAGGGTTGCGGTGACTTGCCGCCAACGCTTGTTCGTAGAGGGTGTACACGTTCTCATCCACGACGTGCATGTCGGGAGAACCGCCAGGACCACGGCTAGCCTGCAAGCGCAGAACGCGAATTTCTTTCAGGAAACCGGCGAAGGTCGTAGAGACGCTGTTGGACGTACGATTGCGCCACCACGAATGAGTCAGCTGGTTGATGTTGCCAACAGAAACCGAAGCAGTTGGGTCATAGGCCACCAGCTTAGGCAACGGGTCGAGGAAAGTTGAACCGTTAACCGACGAAGAGTAAGCCGTCGTAATGCTGGAGCCACCGGCACCGCACGTCAAACGGTAATTGAAGAACTCCTGAATGCCCATTTCAGCCTGCTTGGTTTTGCTTTCCAGCAGGGACAAAATGCGCGCTTCGCCACGGTTCTTTTTCTCTTCGAGGCTGGAAATCGCGATCGGCACCGACGCCTGACGCCATTCCCAGAATGCCGAAGTGATGCCGTCCATCGGGGTGACGTCGAGCACGTCGTAGCCGCTGTACGAATCGGCTTGACCGAGTTCGTACATCAGCGGGACCTGCATACGGTCACCGATTTCCGAAACGAGCTTGTAGCCGCCCTCGACCTTGTTACGAAGGTAGTAGATGACAGCGTTGGTTTTGCTAATGTTGTCCTCGAGCGTACGCCGGTAATTAAACAGCGTAGTCGAAAGCAACGAATCATATTGCAGAGAGAGTGAACTCGGAGGCATTGCGTGTTCCCCTTAACGTCGTTACAGCCTAGTCGAAGCGTTCGCCGCGACGGGCTGCGGCAGCGGACTCCCCAAACGAGGGAAGCTTCCCGGTTGCCGGTGATTTGGATACGGCCTTATCTGAAACGGTACGAGTGTTACCACCGCTCTTACGAGCAGAAGCTACCATCCGCTTGGCAGCCTTTTTGGTGGCGTCTCCCTCCTTGCCCGAGCTGGTGGCAAGAATGTAGATATTGTCGAGGTACTCACGTTCACTCATGCCGGAACCAACCGGCATTTTCTTCGTGAGAGCAACCATCGCGGACTCATGGTCTTTCCAGTCCGGGTGATCCTTAGCGAACGACCTGAGAATAATTTCGGATTCCCGGGCGGAAGATTCAGTGATCAGCGTGTTTTGCCCCTCCTGAAGGGGCTTAATGGCTTCGCCAACGATTAGCGACGCCGCGCTGTGAATAGCTTCCCCGAGACGATCGGCGAGGTCCTCGTATTCTGGACCGAGCGCCTTCCGTACTCCCTCTTTGATCTGATCGCTAACTGCCTCGACAGCGGCTTCCGCTTTGACCTCAGATTTCGGCTTCACAATTTCGATGCCGAGTTGCTGTGCCAGTTCAGATGCCGCCGCACGTGGATTGGCTTCGTACGCTTTGACGAATTCGGCATAGGGTGCCAGTCGTTTCCGTTCGCCGGATAACTCCTGGAACTTCTTTGTAGCCGCCCTGTTCAGCTCCTTGCGGAGAGCCGTAGGGTCATCTTTCAGTTCGTCAAACTTTGCCTGCCCGATGAGATCGACCTCCTTGCTATCGTCTTCATCGCCAGGATCTGCGTCGTCGCTTTCCTCGTCGCCTTCCGTATCGATTTCTTCGCTTGCTTCCTCGTCACCTTCGACGCCGGAATCAACGGCTTCTGCTTGGTCCGAAGTATCGGACTGCTCATCAAATTCGTCGGTCTGTTGGTCGTCAGTTTCTTCGTCAGCCATGTTCGCAACTCCTACTTAACCGTAGTGGGTTTACTCAGTATTTACTGCTCGATTTACGTTTTCGAATGTTAGCTGCAAGAACTTCTCGCATGCCCCCGCTCTTTTTATTAGCGGCGTTACGTGCACTGATAGCTCTAGCCTTGGCTTTGGCGTCGGCTTTACTTGATGCACCCCACGCCCTCAAAGACAATGCCAAACGAGTCGGCTTCCCGTTCTTAACCATCGGCCCGGGCGCATTGCCCATTCTCGCAAGGAACGACGCGCGGCGGGGATTGTCGCCAGCCTTAACAGGAGCTTTAAGCGTACCACCAGTCTCAGCCTTATAGGAAGCTCGTCCTTTAGCGTTTAACCCGCCTTCAGGATTCTTGCCTTCTTTACGAGTCCATGCAGCAGTAGTGGTACGCATTAGGACCTTTTCCGGCCAAGGACGTTAAGAAGACGATCCATGCCAACCTGCGTTTTTTTGAATTTTTTCATGGCCATACTAGCACGACCCCTATCTGCAACCACTTCAGCGGCACGAGTCAAAGTGCGAACATCTTCTTCGCTCTGGTAATCGTTCTGCATCGAGGCGGAACCCACTGGTGTTTCCTGCGAGTTTTTCTTATGCGCCATGTTAACTCCAAATTTTACAGTATGGTTTAGGTACTCGTCAAGCTACTGACGCCGAGACTGTTCGTTCAACTTGTCCCGACGAGCTGAAGTATCTCCCGGACTGGGGTGATCCCTGAAGTCAAGAACATTCTCGCGCATACCCTTGCGTACGTCTCCCCAACCGGTAACATACTGGCCGAGACCATTATCGAAATACGGTTCGAACCCTTTGCCTGGGGCGACACGGACATGATGGTCGCGACACCACGGAGAGTCCCCTACCCCGTATGCGATACCGCACTTGTCGCACGTAGTTTTTGACTCATTAGTCACTGCAACACCTCTCCACCCATCTCAGCCGGAGTCTGGGTAGTGGTAATTCCGTTGTTACCACCAACTTCTGCACCGGGACTTCCTGCCCCCGCCGCTTGTGCCTGTGCTGCCTGCATCATCATCATTTGCTGCAACACCTGCTGGATTTCAGCAATTTCCGACTGGTTGCGCACTCCAAACAGGGACAAGGTTTTTCGCAACAACGTCGGTGACATTGCTAACAACATCGCTAGATCGGGCTTTGTTATCAGGCCAAGCACCTGAATCCATGACTGTTTCTCGGACTCTTGCGCTACCGGGGACATACTAGACAGGTCGATAGTCACCTGCATGGCGGAGTCACCCAGCTCTTCGACGCCAACTTCGTTCCACAAGTTGGCGATTCGCATGATTTCTTCGCCGTTGTTAGCGCTAACGGTTGCGAGGTCTACGTTGCGCTTAACCCAGAACGGCAAAGCCATGTCTTGACGAATGGTCAACAAGATCAAACGACAAATGTCTGCTAACCACTCCTGCACCTTGGTTCGAATCGAGGACTCGCGCAGCTGGGCGTGTTGGTTGATGATCTGCGCCTGTGTCGCCGTCTCGGACTCGGCTACACCGCGTTGATCGCCCGACACACCCGAAACCGTGAGAAAATCGGTTTTGGACTCATCGAGGTGCCGCCACACATCGGAGGACATCGGGGCGTCCGGGACCGGCGTAAGGGGGTTAGGCATGTTAGAAATAGCCGTTACACCGTCGCCGCCCGTTTCAAGCTTCTCCAACTCCTCATCATCAATCGCCCCGTTGATGCGCGTGTAGCGCCGGTAAAAACGACGACGGTGAGCGCGCTGGGCATCCCGAGTTTCGTTGACTTCGTCCTGTGGCCCCAACCACTGGTATACCGGGGGACAGGGGTAGAACGAGTCAAGAACGTCGTAGAACTTGATAAACGACAAAGGCAAGAACTTCCACGGCGCGGCAGGATCGTCTTCTTCAGCGTCCGAGTCACCTTCGAGCAGAAAACGGTCGTGCCCCTCAGCAATCACGTGACGGAGGCGGCTGCGCAGGTCCCAAATCTTCCAGACTTTGACCATGCCACTATGTCGGTCAACGTCGTCTGCGGTGTCGTCGTCGGTACGCTCTTCCTGTTTGTCACCGAGCAGGCTAGAAGTCGCTTTCAAGCCGATAGCTCCCTTCTTGTACAAAGGGTCGCGCTTAACGTCTTCAACGTACATCCATTCGTAGTAGCCGACCCAGTCGTTGCGGGTCATTTTGTTCTTGTTAGAAATAGACACCCGGAAAGTGCTAGCGGGAATCCTTTTTACAAACAACTGCTCCCCCTTGACCACGTAGTCAGGCTGCATCACGGGGTCGCCCTTGCTATCCTTCATCTCCTCGGCGGGTTCATCTTCCTTGGCTTTTTCCTTAAGCATCGGTCTTTGTGCATCAGGGTTATCAACCCAGTTAGCCGTGTACCCGACCTCAATCATACCAAAGCGAAAGTGCGCCTCATGCAGAGCCAGCGAAGTCTCTCCTAGAAAGTCTACATTCGGGTCGTCTACAAAGGTCTGAACAGTGTCCTGACACAAGACGGCGCGGTCGCGCGCACTAGAACTCATGTCGTCTTCTTTCGAAGGCCGAGGCTCAATCTTGACGTGCGGGTTGTAGAAAATCAAAGAAGGTTTGTTTGTCTCGATGGTGGAGAACACCAAGTTGATGACATACTTCTTCTTGGCATCGTTTTCACCCACCCCCTGCCACTGACGGCCGAGGTAATATTCTTCGAGCCTGGGGGTGTCATAGCGTTCAGACCACTCCTTGTATTGCTTGTTTGCAGAAACAATTCGGCCCTCCCACTTCTGTACCCGCGATTTTTCAGACCTGTTAGTCGCCATCGGTTACCTCAAAGACCGGAACATTATCGTCACGGTCCGGTGTCGCGCCTACTTAACCTTGTTACCATGTTTCGGGACAGGACGCGATGCGGTGGGGGTGTCTTCCTTATTGACAGCATCAGCAGCTCGTTTACGCTCTATTGCTTCGAGCGCGTCAACCTCACGTTGAGCTTCTGCCTCTTCTTCGTCGGTAGTCTCCGGTACGCGATTTTGTTCTTCCTCCGTCAACTGACCTCCGACCTCTTCCCGCACCGCAGAGCGAACAACCCGAGCAGCAACTTCCGGTTTGAGGATATCTTCAGTAGCAGCGACAGCAGCCTCAACCGTGATATATTTGGCGTTAACCATCGAGTTACAGAACTTCTGTCCTACCTCTTGGGCTTTAGCCAAAGAACTGGCCTCCACAAAGGTGACGATCACCCCCATGTTACCCTTACGGTAGCGCAACGTGAACAAGCTCATAATTGTTTCTCCTTAAATGGTGTTACTATGATAGTACATTCTAACGCGGTGGTCGACTACTTGTCAACCATCATCGACGTCCGTTAGCTTGCTTCTTGCGGAATTCAATCATTCGCGCCCTAACTCCTTGGAACGACTTGGCCGGACCCTTAAACGACGTACGGGTAGCGGCAGGTCGTGACATAGCCCCGTAACGCAGACTATCGAGCGCATGATCGTCACTCCTGGTGTCAATGTCTTCCGGGTCATGCTTAGAAGATACAGCCGCAGACAGTGAACGAATCAGGTAACGGCACGACGGGTGAATAATAAGGCCGGGACGTCCGTCTTCCCGCATCTTAAGCAGGTTACGAACCTGATTCCACCCTTGGCGGCGGTCGTTGTCGCCCATCATGATGGGCATGCCTTCGTTAGCGAAAGTTTCTTGCATGGTCTGACCAGTGATCTTGCCGTCTTTAACCGAGTTAATGTCGGGACCTTTCAACGCTGGGTCGGACACCGCGTAACGGCGAGTAGGGGGCAGACTACCCCTAGTCCAATGCCCCAAACCTAGAATCTCGTCGTACTCGCGCACCTTGTTACAGACAACGTAGGGCAGCGCGTGGGAAAACTTGAACTCGTGCCGAATATAGAGGACACCGTCAGGGAGGCAGGCCCACCACAAAATAACACCAGGTTGGATATAACCCCAGTCCATTGACAAAAACCACTCACAGTTGTCGCCTGGATCGCCAAAATCAGACACGTGCACTTGTGTGGTAAACTCGTCGAAGAAAGTGCCAGCTACGACATCCCAGTCGTTGTAACGAAGCTGTTGAAAGCGCCACGGTTGCAAAATAGCAAGGTCGGCCTCGTAACGCTTGCCTAGATACGGGTTGTCGTCTAACCCACCCGGAATGTAGTGCCAATCAGCGGGGTTGTACAGGTCTTTTAAGGCTGGGGCATAGTCGTCCCAGTTCGGGGTGTGTTCGATAAAGAAATCCCGGAGCATTGATGCGGCGGGACCACCTGGGTTGGTATAAATGCGGAACCGAGCGCCACCAGCATCTTCGACTTCCTGCTTTGTGGTACGGGCGCGGGTAGATAACTCCAACAAAAACTGAGGCTGGAACGTGACGCCCTCATCGACGGCAATATCGTCGCGCTCACGACTGAGGTATTTGTCGAGGTCATCCTTGTCATCCAAGTGACCACCCTCGATGACCGCTCCGGTGTCGTGAAACTTCATTTCACGGGCAGTAATCGAGAACTCTACATTGTGACCGTGGGCGCGGAACATCTTGGCCTCACGCTCCATCAACCGGAAGTGGTGCTTCTCTAACTCGCCCCACGTACGGCGGAGAAGAAGTCCCTCGTAATTAGGGATGCGAAGTGCGCGCCGGTACATAGACCAGCGACAAATATGAGACTTAGTAGAACCAGCAGCACCGCCTCCAAGCAGGTTTCGGGCCGTGCACTCTTCAAACTCGACCTGCTTGGGGAGAGGGACGAACAGGTATTTGAACTTGTAGCTGTCTGGGTCGCCTTCGATGCCCTGTCGGACCAGCACCGAGTAGTTGGCCTGCCTGACACGGCACGGCTCAGACGAGCACCAATACATGCCGTCAATCTTGACGAACTTGCCGCCACACCAACAGCACTTGGGTTCGGTCGCCATTACTGCTGTTTAAGAGTAGCGTGACCAAACTGCTTGTTGATCCGGTCCCTCAAGCCGTCGAGCATCGGCCTGAGTCTAAACCCGGGGTTATGGTTGCGAATCATTTCGTCGGTGGGCGGGATCAGCACGTCGTCTTGCTCCCGTGGCACCGGCAAGGCCCGGAGCGGCTCGGGCATATCACGCCGAGGCGGGTTCATCACTGGGGGCATTCCACCGCCGATAATTCGTGGGTCAGACGGCATCGGGCCGCGCTTAGCCATCATCAGGCGCAATATCGCTTCTTGTATGGTTTCGTTCATGGTTTCACCTCGACTACTTGCGCATCAATGGCGTCGTTAATTTGTTTTTGTGAGGGAACAGGGACAGAGTGAATCGGGTTGGCGGTGTTGTTCGGCATGCCGATGATCAGAGAGAAGGATGTCTGCGGAACCTGCTTGTCGCGTTTCTTCTCCAGAATCCCTAGCCGATCCATGACCTCCAACGACTCTTCGACATTAGCGTCCTTGATGATGCGGTCAGCGAGAATCTCAGCACCGCCCTCAAGTCGCAGCTTAGCCGCCTTAGTGGTTGACTGGTAGCGCCACAGGAACTTGCGCAGGATTTCGGGCGACCGCTGCATTTTGGTAGCGATAGCATCAACGTTGCCCAACTCGTGGTATAGCTCGAGAGCAATTACCTTTTCTTCCATGGTCATGGCGGTGACTTTGAGACTCGGAGCGCGCTTTTCCTTCATCAAGGTAGAGATGGGCTTCAACCCTTTGGTGCCTTGTGGCTTCTGTGACCACGCCTTTTTTACTTTTCGGTCAGTCACGGCCTATGCCACCTTGCGTCGCTTCTTGCCGATTCGGTCCAAGTCTTTGAACAGCTGGTCGAGGGTGATGCCCATGACTAGGGCAATCTCCCTGGCGGCGGTTAGCGAGGGCCGACGCTTGCCGTTGAAGATTTTCGAGATATGCGCCAGCGAGTACCCCGAGCGGCGGTGAATGTGCGAGAAGTTGAGTGCGCGTGACATGTAAGGCATCTCTCCTAATTATAGAGAATACCACAGACTGAACGGGGAGTCAAGTAGGAAAGAACCGGACGCCGGGAGAAGGTAAAGTCTTAAACTTGCGAAGACTGGTTCCCCTACAACCCTTCCCGCACAAGCAGCTTTTATTTTACCACAGTTGTTACGATGCTGTCAAGTGTTGGTTCGGTTAAATTTTGAACAATCGTTCAAACGTTACTTTACAAGGTTAGTTCAGGGGACTCAATTGTGGATTACTCGTGGAGCGACCTTGGGCGATCCACGCCGTCCCACCTGACCCCCTTCCCAGTTTTCCCGATTTTAAAAAAACGAACATACAGGTAGATATATGTTTGGCCCGTTAACTTTAACGGTTTGTCAATATTTTCAGTAATATCTCGCAACGCGAGTGGACAGTGGGGATATATATAGGGATAGGGCGCGGGGGGGTAGGGGGCGGCTGGCACGACGATTGCAATTACTAGGGTAAGGACGCGCGATCGGCAGGTAGCCGGGAGCGCGCAGAGGGACGCGCGGGGACGCGCGGACCGAATCGGCGGATTCCCGCCGACCTCACCGAAGGAGATCACACCATGGGTAACTCACTGCCGAAGCTGCCGTCACTGCCGAAGATGAAGTCCGTCAACGCTTGCGAGTGCGGATGTGGTGGTCGCACGGGTAACCGGTTCGTCCCGGGGCACGACGCGAAGCTCCTCGGCCTGACCAAGCGGGTCGCGGCCGGGGTGATGACGCTGGACGAGGTCGCGGAATGGGGCGGCGAGGGCGTCGCCCAGGCCACGGCGAAGGCGATGGGCCTGACGTGGACACGCGCGGAGGCCAAGACGGCCTAAGACGGCGGGGGGGGGGGCAAGCAACCCCCCCCATCGACTGAGCATTGAAGGGCAGGTCGGAGCTTCGGTTCCGGCCTTTCCTTGAGCGCATCAGTTGCGACTTCAGACCTCTGATTGAGGCATTCCGGTTCCGGGGCCGGAGGACTATTTACGACGTCAACGTTCATTCATTCATTCGTGCGTTGGTCCCAATCACCAATCACCAGTCACAGGTCGGTTAATCGGTTAGGTCCAAAGGTAACTGCGTTACTTTTGTTTGTCCCTTTGTCACTTTTTTGGGTTACCAATCACCAACACAGGTCAAAAATAATACACGTTGATGATGCTGGCGCTGGATCGCGGCTTGCATTATCGGGGGCGGGGGCGCGCCGCGCGCGGCCACCCCGGCGATCCGAATCGGACGCCGACCCGGAGGATTAACCACCGGGAGTCAGTAGGAGAACACCATGATGAAGTCACTACCGAAGCTGCCGTCACTCCCCAAGATGGACCGCGTGAACCGCTGCGAATGCGGATGCAAGGGGTTGACCGGCAACCGATTCGTTCCGGGCCACGACAGCAAGCTCAACGCCCGGGTGAAGCGGGTGAACGCCAACGTGTTCGACCCGATGAAGCCGGGCGACGTGACCGCGCAGCTCGACGCGGCGACCAACTGGCTGACGGTGAGCGAAGTCGAGGCGATGGCGGCGGCGATGAAGGCCGACTGGACCGAGGAGGCGTGGCTCGAGCGCTCCGACGCGGCGACGAGCGCGACGGGCACCGGCAACTAAGCGACCAACCGGGGGCGGGACCGACACCGCCCCCAATTCACCGCATCGACTCAGACCTCTGATTGAGGCGCTCCGGCTCAGGAGGGAGAGAACTGCCTCAAAATTCAACGTTCATTCATTCATTGGTCACATCACATCCCCAATCACCTTTGTCATTTAGTCAAGGGGGTCAAAACCTAAGTCAGCGCGGGCGTCACACGGGTATCGCGCCCCGCTCCCCGCCATCTTCACATGCGTCGTTCCATGTGTTAACTTTACTTTCAACCCTCTTCCCAAGGTCACCAATGGGATGTTAAACTGGAATACTTTGACAATGCCCGCGCTGGAACGGCTCTTGCAGTTCCCGGGGCGGGGCGGCGCGCTCCCCGGCGGCGAGGCCGGACACAATGTAACGTTGGGAGGATAAGTGAACAACATTGATGATAGTGATGCTGAAGTCACCAAGGCATTAACCAGAAACGAGATCAAAGACGCGCTGGAGAGAACGGTTGACCACATCCAGTTAAGCGGAATCCTAGACCTGCTAGCGGAGATCGCACGGGACAAAGCGCAGCACATCGAGAAAACGTGGCAGGACAGGCCGCTGGCATCCAAGTGGACCAGCGCCAGTGACAGGCTCGAACAGATGGCAGGTCAGATGTGGAAAGAGGCCTTGTGAAGCCACTGCCGCCGCTCACCAAGGAGGCCGAAGCAACGGTGCACTACGGGGAGGGACGCGTGGATGAGAACACGCCATTCACCGAGGTAACGCTGCGGCTCAGGCAACGGCAGGGCGTGGTGCAATTGAGCCACGCAGAGATCGCGGCAACGGTACTGAACGTGCTGCGGACGGTCGGATTCGAATGGCTCGAGCTGACCGCAGTCGAGGAACGGGAAGAAGGACAATGAGCGCATTTGCATACAAGCTGCCGCCGCTACCCAAGCTGCCGCGCAACCGCGAGTCGCACGACGGACTGCGATTGCCACGGACAGCTAAGGCGCGCGACCTGCCCGACCTGCCCGTGATCGACACGCGGTCGGATGGGCCGATCGCGGAAGACGAGGTCAGCCCCAAGGACAACAACTGGGGCGGGACCAACATCGGCCAGTGGTTTGAGACGACCGACGCGAGACACTCGGTGGGCGGACGCTGCTGCCGATGCGGTGGACTCAAGCCAGCGTACAAGCTGCGCTACGCGCTCGGGCCATTCGGCCGATGGGAAGGCTGGGCATGCGGTCCGTGCCGCAACGAGCGCAAGGGAGTTGAGTTCAGCAAGCAAGCGCGCAAAGGCAAGACGCGCAAGGCACCCAACTTCGCCAAGCCGCTGCCCCCGACCGAGTACGAGAAAGCCAGGACGTGGCTCAAGAGCAACGAGCACCTGATGGCGTGGGAAGGCGAAGGAGGAGCAACATGGGCATGAAGGTAAGCAAGTGCGACGTCTGCAAGTGTGACCTGACCGGCAAGCCGCACGTGGACGGCGCGACACAAATGGGGCCATGGGCCAACATGTGCACCGACTGCCACAACGAAGTCGGATGCGGACTCGGCACGGGACGCGGCCAGAAGTACGACGGCAACGACAACAAGGAAGGGGGCTAAATCATGAGCGACTGGGACAACGAAGACATGGACTACGACAACCCGTACGAACGCGACGACGTTGAATTCGCGGACCCGGGCGGCAACTCGGCACTGAGGGCGGCAAGCGAGAGCAACCCGAGGAACCTGCCCTGCCCGAACTGCGAGAAGGAGAACCGGTTGACCCCGGCTGACAGAGCGCGGGGTTACCAGTGCGATGAATGCGCCGACCGCACAGAGAGAGGATACGACTGATGACGCTATGGAACTGGCTCGTCACTGGCTCCGACGTACAAACGCTGCCTAAAGACTGGCTGCGCGACAAAATGCCCGCACATGACGACTGGACGCGTAGTCAGCAGCAACCGGGAATGGCGTTGATAGCGGCGGATACCAAAGCGACCGCTCAACGGCAGTTTTGGGAACGGCTAGCCGATCAGAAACCGCGCGTCGTCAAGAACAACATCAGCCCGTGGAAAGTGAGCAGCAAGTGATGACAGATATCAGCGACGATTTCAAGATAGGCGACGAAGTTTGGATTCCAGAACTTGATGGGCGCAACAGCGAGTGGAACACATGGACCATAGCCGGAGTCAACGAGATCGGCTGGCTGTGGCTCACGCTTAAAACAGCGCGCAACGAAAAAGACGGCGAGAATGTGATCGAGGACTACGGCGGCTACAACAGCGACATGATCATGGAGCGCGGTCAATTTGACTGGGAACCGCGACTCATAGACGAACGCAGCAGCCTGAACTGGCGCGGTCTGAACTGGAGCGGCATCGCACCGATTAACGTCAAGATTTGCAAAGTGGCGATAGATAAGAGGTTTGAAGCATGATAGCCGACGAAAACGAACCGATGCCCGAGATCCGCTACGTTAACGCTTACGTGGTGAGCCGACGCTACGGCGGACCCGAAGAAGGCGGCTGGTACTACGACTGCGGCACGTTCCTCGACGGAGTGCCGTTCCGACCCGACATCGAAGGGTCCGAGGAAGCCGCGAAGAAGTTACTGAAAGAGGTGTGGGAACCGGCGTACCCGCCTGACCCGCGCAATAGGCAGGGCCGTTACAGCGTGAACGGCGGCGACGACCTGGAACTGTACGTTGATGATGAGCGCGGCAGCAACTTTCCGACTGAGAGGCCACACTATGAGTAACGACAAGATTCGGTTTTTGAACGCGGTCACCGGCGACGAGTTGACTCAGGAACAGATGATCGAGAACATTGATCGGTCACTTGAGGCCGCAGCTGCTGACATCACAGCGCTACAGCGGTTCAAGTCGAACTTCTACGCCGGAAAGTTGAAAGACGGCGACAGCTTCATTGACGTCACTCCGGCCCTAGACGAAGGTTACGACCGCACCGGTCCGGTGGAGGTGGTGGTAGAGGTCTATTCCGACGAGGACTAGGCGGCTTGTCTCCCGGAGAGGTCACCAGTTGTCTCCCCGAGAGGTCAGTCAAAGCGCTCTCTCGACGTGGAAGCCGCTGGCACGGCGCTTGCAGCCCCCCGGGGGGGCTGGGCGCTGCCCCGGCGGAACGTGGAGCATGACAAGGAGAAGTGATGTTTGAAAAGTTGATCGGACAGTGGGTGCACTTCCCGGATTCGAGCGGGAACCTTCACGAAGGAACTATTGTAGCGGCATGGCGCGAGAAAAAGGAAGGAATTCGAATCGCCGTCCAGTGCAAGAACAACAGGTTTTGCAATGCGTGGCTCGAGAACGTGACGGCAGGGCCGGTGATCAGGCCGAGGGAACTGCAGGGAGGCATCTGATGAAGAAAGTTTACTGGACAGTGCGCGTGGTGCAGTTTACAGACCACATTAAATACTCGACCAACCATTTGCCCGGGGTCTGGGTTGAACAGCTCCGGCACTTGGGCTACTTAAGGGAACTGGCTACATTCGACAGCCCCAACTCCGACGAACGCCTCGTCTTCTACTTCTCATTCCCGGGTTCAACTCGGGGAGTTAACACACAACGCTGGGCCGTGGCAGAAGCTCAACGCATGCGGTCATTCGGCATCAACGCGGTTGCTGCGCCCACTTGTGCGTACGGAGACGAACTATGAGAGTCGCGACCCTAGCCGACTGGCGTAAAAGCCAGATCGTTTCACTCAAGGCGCAACTCCGCGTCGTGACGGTAGAATACGAACGACTCAGGACCCAAGTTGCGGACATCAACGTTCTGATCGCTAGTCTCGCCGAAGTCACGCTTGAAAGCAGAACGACGCACAATGACAGCAAGTCGGAACCGAAGGAGTCTAAGCCCAAACGCAAGTTGTCGCATTCTCACAAACGCGCGTTGATGGCCGGTCTCAAGCGGTGGCAGGCCAAGAAAGGCAAAGGCAATAAATGAATAGCAGACCGCCGATGATAGCGCGGCCCGTTTTCGTGATGTACGTGTCAAAACGTCGTTGCCGCTACAACCCGTCGTTACAACGTTTCAACGATTTGCCGACCGTACTGCAACTCGACGTAGCAAACAGATGGTTGACGCGCAACCCGATAGGCGACATGCTCAACTTCGACGACGTGTCGCTGCCACCAGTCAAGAAAAGGAGAAAACGATGACATTTTGCCACTGCGTGAAGTCTGACACCGACTTGTGCGAGTTCTGCTCTACGATGTTGTGGGCGACGAAGCTAGAACACCGCCTAAAGTCAGTCACGGAACGTCTCAGCAACATTGGTGACATCGTCGATGATATGTCCGACGAGAGCCGCATTGAAGAACTGGTGACGGATGCGGTAGAGTCCATTAAAAAAGACCTCGAAGACCTTGCCAGCGTCGAATATGTGGACGAAGAGTTGAATAGCGCGGTAACTGACCTTGAAAGGGCGGACGAAACCCTGACCGACGAAATGGACGACATCAACACCGAAGTTTCCGAGCAAGCCGATAAACTCAAACGTTTCGTCAACAGCGTTTCCCGGATGACGCTTTGGCAGCGCCTGAAGTGGCTGGCTACCGGATTGAGTCCCCTGAACTAAACTTCGAGGAGGGGTACTTGACAAGGAAGCAAGTCGCGTGTTAAAATGAAGGTCTTCCGGCGGGGGGAGGCGTGGAGGGGGGCGGCGGCTCCCGAGTTCAATTTTTTTGGAAGGAGGTTAGAACTGTGAAGATTCAAATAAACGCACTGGGCGAGGTTTCCGAAGACGACCGGTTACTCTCTTTGCGCGAAGCCGAGGCACTGGTCGAGTTGGAAAGCCGCGAGGGTATTTTGATTCGCGACTGGAACCGTCTCGACGCCGACTACGGCAGCAACCTGTTTCGTTTCTACGGGTACACAACTGCGGAAGACACCCGTATTCTTGACTTGGAGATGGAGTTCACTTTCCCGGCCAACGACGGGGATGTGCGAACGCGACTGCGAAGTTTGTGCGACTCGTTCGGCGCGACGTGGGAAGTAATGGACGTGCGAATCGAGGAGCCGGACGAGCAGCCCGAAGTTCAAGTAGCGTTCAGGCTAAACGTGTTTGGACAAGATCACGAGGGCGTCGGCAAAGTGGTCAAGCGCTGGCGCGACGAAACTACTAAACGAGGTTTAAACCACTATTGGGTGAGTCTCCTATGATGACATTTTGGCGACGGTACAAATTTTATCGAGCTTGTGGATTCGGACCGTTCAAATCCCTGTGGAGAGCGTGGTAACCAAGGTGGCGGCTGACGAGGACATCGACTATGCGAAGCATCACGAAATATGACTTAACCCAGACGCTGAGCGTTTTGAACCGTCTCAGCGGCATTGCGCAGCCAGGGCATGACACGCCGGGAAGCTGGCAAATCGGCTGGGCCTACGGCGGGTGTCAGTTGGAGCGGGTGGCGAATACTGGCGGGGTGCATAGCTTCGGCGGCTTTGGCACGAAGCGCGAAACTCTCTCGCGGATGTTAGCTATGATCGACGGCGTCAGAGAGCTGTCTTTCCCGGAGGTCACCGCATTGTCTCCCGGAGAGGTCAACCCGTCTCCCGGAGAGGTCACGGAAAGTTCCGGCGGGGCGGCACGGCCCTTGCAGCTCTCCGGGGGTGGCAGCACCCGCCGCTTGTCGAGGGTACCGAACAATGACGGTTAAAGAGCTAATCGAAAAGCTGTCCCACGAGCCACTTGATGCCAAAGTGCTGCTGGTGGACCGCGTGGGACGATTAATTGAAGCGCGGCACGTTTCATTCGCGTGGGCCGAGGAGGGGATCGCCAACGCGTGGATCGAGCGGTCGATGAGGTTGAGCACGGAGGTGCAGACGGCGGTAAAGATTCAGTAAGCAAGGCGCAGCCTGTGCTGCGTGGAACCCATGACGGGATGCGTAGAGTAGCTGACCCAGCAAGACCAGTGAAAACACCCGGTGTGGGTTCCACGGAGCGCAGGGCGTTCCAACCGCGAGGATCAACCTTGCGGCACCAAGGAGGCAGTTGTGAGCAGGAACAGACGTAACAAGAACGTTGGCGGAGCGGACTCGGTCGAAGTGACGAAGGTCACTAAGTTCGTGACGGACGCAGAAGCGAACGCAGCGTTGGCAGACGTGGCCAAGGTTGTCAGCATGGCTGACCGCAGAGAGGCGGACGCGAAGAAGAAGGCACCCAAGGCGCTCAAGGCGCTCAAGGATGGGCGCGTCAAGCTGCCGCCGTTGCCGAGGGGCGCGAACAAGCAGAAGCCGCTGGTCCCGTGCGGGTGCGGATGCGGTTCGCAGACGCGCTCGAAGTTCGCACCCGGGCACGATAGCCGGTTGCGCGGATGGGCACTCCGGGTGGCGCGGAACATGGTGAAGCTAGACGAGATCGTAACCGTGTACAAGTGCTCGGAGGGTGAGCGCAACGCGGTTGAGGCGCACATCAAGCAGCTGAAGAAGGACGGCCTGTGGGAAGCGCTCAAGGACCCGCAGGCTCCCGCCAAGAAGACTGCCACCGCTGAATAGAGAGCAAAGGGGGGCGGGGCAACCCGTCTCCCCCAACTCTTGTCCAAGGATAACCATGGATTCAGCACTCATCACCAAACTCAACAAGATCCTCGCCCTGACCAGTTCACCGGTCGAAGGCGAAGCACAGGCGGCGGCAGAACACTTGCAGCGCCTGCTCACCAAGCACAACTTGGATATCGCAGACCTTGAACAGCGTGGCGCGGCGAAGCGGCCCGAAGTCAAGGAAGGCGGACACGATCTTGGCAAAGCGGCGTTCAAGTGGAAGCTTGAGCTGGCTGACACCATTGCCGAGCACTTCTTCTGCGTGTCGCTTACCAACCACACCACCAAAACGGTGCAGTTTGCTGGACGGCCCGACAACGTCGAATCACTCCAAATGCTTTACTCTTGGGTGATCGAGCAGATCAAAGGCATCTCGGCATCCGAGCGACGCATCTACACCGAGAAGACCGGCGAACACGTCGACCCGCTGCGCTGGCAGGTGAATTTCGGCCTAGGCGTGGTGCAACGACTCGGTGGTCGTCTCAGCGAGATTCGACGTAAGCGGGAGGCCGAAGCTGAAGCTGCGGCGGGGGGCAATCTCGTGACCGCCCTAGTTGTGAGCCACGCGCGTGAGGTGTCCGACTACCTCGAAGAGAAGTACGGCTACCGCAAAGACGGGCAGTTGACCAAAAAGGAACGTGCGGCCAAGGAAAGGTGGGAGGCGCACGACCGCATGGTGGACGCCTTCAAGGAAGCCGGAGAGATGGACAAGTACTACGCGCACCGTCCGTGGGAACGCCCCAAGACGGCGGAGCAACTCGCGGCGGAAGAGAAAGCGCGGGTTAAGGCCGACCGGGACTGGGATCGCAAAGCGGCGAGACGCCGAGGCCGACCGTACCGTGAGCAGTCGCACGAGCAGTTGCGTAAGAGTGAGCAGGCGTACGAGGCCCGAGAGTCGGGCCGCAACAACGCAGGCAAGATTAACCTGGAACCGTTCCTCGCTGAGGGTGCCAAGAAGGAAGCGTTACGATGACAGACGAGATTAACACACTGTTCAAGCAAAACGATTTTTTCATGCTGACGGTTCCCATCAAGGTGGGCCGTCAGTTCGTCTCCGACATCTTGACCACGGCAACTGAGGGAGGTTCTCAATATTGGTTGCAAGGTGGGCGAATTGACCGGTCCGATGGTAAGGACGGGCTGGAACACCTGTCGGTGCTGCGGATCACCGAGCCGCAAGACGTCGAGGAGGGGGGCGACCCGTTCGATATCAATAACTTCAGCTCCGGGTTCGAGGCCAACCGCGACGCCGACATTACCCTGCTGACCATCGTGCGCGGACTCCAACGCCTGTTCGAAGCAGGCGTACTACCCGGGCGACCCGATATTCGGGGTTGTGTCAGCAGCCTCGACGCAGGCAACATCGACGCCGAGGCGGCCGACGTCATCCTGCAGTTAGGATTCTTCGGGGACACGGTGTACGGATGAGGGGGCAAACAATGAATGACGAAATTGCGACCATCGGAACGGGTTTGACGGTAGCGGGTTTGGTCGCGGCACTGATCAACATCGTGAACGATAGGCCCGAGCTGGCCCACGCGGTCCCGCTCATGGTACACGAGATGGATAACGACCTGACCTTCAAGTTTCGGGTAGCCGAAGTCGCGGTACGGAGCTACGATCGGGTCGAACTAGTCGGTCCGCAACAAAATCGGTTGCACCCGTTGATTGAGCCACCAGGCTCACGCTGCTCAAGCTACCAAGTTCACCGCGATGGGCTAGACAATAAGTACTGCGTTCAGCAGTGCACTCACAGTAAAGGGCACTTCTCGCGCCATCGTTGGGTTAATGTTGGGCCGATACACGACACCAGAACCGACGCTAACCGTTGGTTGGCAGCAAATGGGGGAGGGTTCCTCTAGTGTCCCCCAATTACCTAACCCCGGCTACACGGCGCGAGATGAAAGACCATATTCGCGACATCAAGCGTACAATTGTCAAGGTGTCGGAGTTGCTAGAACAGATGGTAACTGATCCTAACATGGCCACTACCGTTAAAGCCCGAAGTCTAATCGAAGGAGCGCTGCACCATTGCGACGCTACTACTCGGGCGCTGGCAGCTCATAAACCCAGTAAGAGAGATAAACGATGAAACGAATGACGACGTTAAAAATCGGGCCGGTGTCGGAAGGCATCAACCTGCCTAGCAAAATCGCCGGAGCGATCTACGCTATGGAGCAACTTTCCATTAACCGCTCATTCCGGATGCGGGTAGACGCCCAGCGCCGCCGATGGAACCAACTGGTCAACATTGATCAGTCCGTCGCCGAAGACATCTGGTTGATGCTGGAGGAGATTCTTGAAGCACACTTGCCGCCTTACTGCAGACTGGTCGAGGTAGACGGGGTTCCGACGGTCCTGCCCGACAACTCGCTAATCGCCGAGGATCTGCATGGAGGCGACATAGGCAGCGTTCGAACGCAAACCGCGCGCGCTCCGGCCTACGTCCTTGAAGTTAACGACCACGGCAACATGACCTTGTTCTGCCGACGCGCTTCGGGTCGTGGGCATCGTTGGATCGAGGTCTGGAGCGTTGTCTAACGACAAACCCAGCATAGGATGCACTTTCTTAGCCGTGTTGTTCCTGTTAGCGTTTTGGGCTTTCGGGGCTTTATTGGGCTACCTTTGGTACGATTCATGAGTCGCCACTTGACAAAAGGGCTAATGGTGTGGTTTAATTTGAGTTTTCTCGAACGGAGGCTCGAGAATGGCGAAAAAGCGCAAAGTAGTTGACGACGACGACGAACCCGAACAGGACCTAGCGCAACAAGTTTCGTGCACTAACATTGATCACGTCTACCCTCCTAACCCGGAGCCGGACGTTAAGTGCTACTGCGGGAAACGGGTCTGGAGGCCGTTCATCAAGCTAGACGATTGCCTACACGCCGGTGAGATTATCAAGATCGGCGACCGGTTGTATCGGGTTGAGATGGTCAACCAGTCAAGGGCGCACTGCAGGTGCATCACCGCAGGCGAAGCGCTACAACGCATTCAACAGGTCTACCGTGAAGACCCAGACGACGAGTCGACGGGCAAGACTATTGACATCTCCCCCCGTTCTGCCTGCGAACGGGTCACGGAGGAAGATTTACAGCAGGGTTCAACGGAAACGAGGAGTGTTACCATGGCAAGCAAGGTTGCGTCGATCCCGGTGGCGGGTCGCTCGGTGAGGGAACGTGAAGCGGAACGCAAGGCGAAGTTGGCGCAGAAACCCAAGGGTGATGCGCGTCCTTTGACCGGCGCGGCGGCTAAAGCCAAGGCTAACGCTCGGCCTAAGGTCGTCAAGACGGTTCGCGCTTGCGCTTGCGGATGCAGCGGCGAAACGATGTCGTATTTCATTCCTGGCCATGACGCGCGTTACAAGGGCTGGTTGAAGAAAATCGGTGACGGCCGTACCGATTTGACTGAAGCCAAGAAGTTGATGGGTCCCAAAGCGTTCGCTGCTGCTGGTGACTGGAAGAAGAGCGGCAAGGGTTTCAAGCCGTCTATTTCCTACAAAGGCGATAAGTACGTCGGCTAGCGCCATGAAGAACGCGTTCTCTGAAAGGGGGGTGTCACCTACTGGTGCGCCCCCCGAACCTTTGCGATCGTGCACCGTCTTCGAAGTTACATACTTCGATAACCGCAAAAAGGCATCAGGAGAGCCGCTGGAGGACTGTTACGTGACGGTCCTCTTCGAGTTCAAGGAAGAGGCGCACGACTGGGCTAGCCAGCACAATGGCCGGGTAGACGAGCGCATCGTCACTAAAACCGAGAGAAACCGCCTTCGTCGTGTACGAAGCATTGTCTGAGGTGACCGATGAGTAGGGAGAACAGCGTGGTTGCGCCACGCCCAGGCTACGAGCATGAGCGCGTATTATTGCTGACAAACATCCGCACGTCGGCAGCCGCTGGTCTAGCCTACGGGACTGGCCTGACACATCACACGCCAGAGCGCCTCATTGAGCGCAAAAACAAGGCGCTGCGAGACATACTGACGCACCTAGAACGAGACGGCATCGTCGGTTCCGTCTTGCGGTCAATCACTGAAGACGAGATCGGCAGCGCCACGGACTCAGCGACAGCGGAGCGAGCGGTTGAACGGGCAGGAGCGCCACCGAAGGAAGTGAAATGATGATGTCTAAACCAACAGCGCACGACATTCGTGCAGTTGCCGTCGAGCGGCTGCTTCGTAAGGCTTTTGACAACGGCGCGAAG